TAAACATATGTTTTATCGTGTGTTCTTCTACTCCGGAAAAGGATCTGGGTGTATTTTCTATTTCATACGTCTCCATCGGCAATTTTATACCATCAAACATTGAAACGACCGTATCTATACTCATATTTTTAGCCTTTGGGTTATACAATCCCCGTATAACGACGGGTTTTTCAAAATCTCTTCTGAACAACCGTTTTTCAACTGTCGACATTTTGTCATACGTGTATGTTGGTAATTCTAGATACGTCGACATGTGTATTAAAGTTTTGTAATATAAATATATTTAAGAATGTTATGCATCGCTTGTGGACCCGATAATTATCCGCGTAAGAAACATGTCATAGACGACACCAAATTATGTGGTGATCATAAACACGTGGTAGATGAGATTTGTGGAAGGTGTGACAAACCGATGTATTATAGAACGAAATTATCATGCGACCATGAGTTTTGTGATAAGTGTACTTTTAATCACTTGGATAACGGTGGTATCCGTTGTTTCATGTGTTCTAAATTTACATATCTCGATGTATTCACGGAACGTGAGATGATTGATAAAATAAACACTTTTCTTGTAGAAATTCAAGACAAACCATTTGGAGATATAAGAGTGGCTCTCACATTACAACTTGTTGAATTCACGATAAAGTATTATAAATGTTTGATGATTCCAGATGTAAAATATAAGAAATTATGGAGTACAATTTACAAAAAGAATATAGAACTATCGGAAGAGGATGACCGCTTTAAAAAATTCACATACGAACTTTATTTTATAAAAAAAATTGCTTCAAGGATCAACAAACGTAAAACAAGGCGTACCGATCGCCGTCGTAGATCAATGAGACGACGGAAACCCATCTGAATAAGGGTACTTCCTTACCCATAAATTACAAATCCATTTATCCCCTGACTTTACTGGTTTACCCCCATGTAAAGCCCTGGCTGTCATGAGATTATAGTTGTCTAACGTATCAAAAAATAACGCGTCACCAGCCTTGAGTGTATATGACTTATTTATGTTTGGGAATACAGTTTCACCACCACGGTATCCGTCATTCAATGCAAGTATGAATGTATACACCCGCATGTTCTCCTCATTAGCGAACGCATCTTGGTGGGGTTTATAGTATCCTCCAGCTTTGTATCTAACAACTTGGAGTTTCTCACAGTTATCTATAGGTCTGTCTGTGTATTTCAGACATCTTCTCATCACAGTATCAACAACTTTATCATCTCTACCCAACCACGCAGTATCACTCTTACGGAAGTTTGTGTCGATCTTCTTGTCTGTCGAGATGGTTGACGGTTCGAGTTTCCCCGATGCTTCTTGTATGATATGTCTTCGTTCCTCCTCTGTAATAAAATTCTCTATCAACGTTGGCTCTGGATACCTCGGTAACATATACAGAATGATGAGAGCCAGTATGAGTATGATCAAACTATCATTCATCTTAGTATTTAGAAATATAAATTTTTTGGTGTTACACAATTATATCGTTTCCGTATTGTTTCAAAAATTTCATTTCCATACGTCAACAATTTTGATAACAAGTCTACGATTTCTGGTTCTCGTGATGGCTCGAGTATAAATTGCCGGAGGAGATCCCCACCAGTGTGGGTTAACATTTCGAATATATGAGACATGTCCCTCATCTTATCCTTGTATTTCTCCTGTCTCTGTAAAAATGTTTTAAATGTCTTTTCGTCGAGTTGATTGAGCATATACGCAACACGGACATGCAAGTTATCAATAGGTTCCAAGTCAATGTATGCATTCTCTCTGTCCGCATAAAAGATGTAGGTTGATAGATTGAGTAATTCATTCGATGCTTCGGCTTGGCGTAATTCCCTGTATGTGGGTATACCACCACATGGGATATCTCCGTGTTCCCTACTCACACCCCCTTTCCTCTTAAATTCGATAAAATGTGGATTGTGTATACGCCCAGTCGCGATTTCACCTGATCTCCAATCGAATGCCGTGTGGCAGTTGATACACCACATTTGCGAACACCCACTGGATTTGTATATGACTGTCCCGCATTTGGGACACGATTTACTATCTCGGTTTAACAACTTCATCGTCTTTACAACCTGTGGGTCACACGCGTGGTCATCTTCGAGAGATTCTAAACAATCTTTACAAAAGGTATTGCGACACAAACCACAGAAATATTCTTCGTTTAGGAATCCTTTACATTCCTCAATTGGACACTTACGGGTAAAATTAATTTGGGTATTCAAATGTAATTCACCACGGTTCCTCAATTCTTCGATTTTAACATATACTTCTTCCAAGTTGCGATGTATTGTTACTATGTCTGGGTGTTGTAAGAGTTCCTCATCTGTAATCGGATACGACACCCGGTATGTCTCGTACAGATCCATTAAAGACCTACGGAGCTCCCTGGCTTCGTGTCGAAGTCTCCGTATCTCGAGTACCCTCTCAACTTCTACCTGTGTCTGAGGCATGAGAGCCTTTTCCCGTTCGAATAGTATGTTTTCCCTATGACGCTTCAATTCAACATTTCGAAAATACTTTGTACAAAATGTATCAACGTATTCACGACTCCACAACGTTTTACATCCCATACAATGAGGATCTTCGAAAGTTGAAAGAAGATACTTTTGTGAACAAGACCTACAACTTGTTAAATCACAAAATGGGCATTCGACTTTTTTGTGATGTATCTTGTTGAATTTTTCACAACATACGTCGCATGTATTCATTAACTTAAAGGAAGTTTATATCTTTAAATCATAATTATTGAAAGGTTACAAAATCGCTAATCATTTCGTGTACATCATCTCTATCGTATACTGTCTGTGAAAAAAACAGAGTCATTTCCGCTAATCCATATGACAAGTATGTTCCCCTATACTTCTCATAAATATTTGCGAGTTCATCTAAATTTTGATCACACCAGTCTTCCACATCTTCCTTCGACATGTCTCTATGGAGACCCTTTTCGATAAAGTCGGCGACTTCATCACTGAGGGGCATGTCAGTCACAACGGTGCAATCGTCGTCGGGATGAATCATTGATATTGATATTTTCGGTATTTACTTTTTACTTAGGCTTCGAAACAAACGTCTAGCCTCCGCATTTACCTTAGCCGGGCTGAGCCCAGGGTTCTTTTTCTTTACATCCTTCTTCAGTTTTTTTAGCAAAGCCCTGTTATCGACCCGACGTTCGGAACGCTTACGGCTATTCTTGGGCTCGTTTTTAAGAATCGCCCCTTCAATCCGTCCACGAAGTTTCGCTACGTTTGTCCGAGTTTCCAAACGGTTGATATTTCTAGTAAAGTTTGTGCTGGTACGCTTTGCCAAGTTCCGGAGTTCAACCTTTTTAGCATTGATGAAATTCTCACGGGATGCGTACTTCATCTTCTTGTTGGATTCATTCGCATTCGAGTTGTAGTTAGATATTACAGAGTTTGTGTTGTTGTTATTGTTGTTGCTCACCTTATTCTTCACCTGAATTTCTATGAGCGCGCGCCGAGCATTCGCGTTGTTCGCAAACTGTACGACCTTTCTACGATGGTCCATCTTCTCGACTTTAGTGAGACCCATCTTCGTGTACTTGTTTTCTATATTTTTGCGAAGTTCTGTCTTTTGGTTCAGTTTGCTTTCGATGTTTTTCAATTTCTCGATCGTATCAGCTTCTCTTAACTCTTTCGCCCATTGACCTATCCGACCCTTATTTAAGCCACGCCTCTCGGTGAAAACACCGGCGTTGTCGGGTCTCAGATTCAATTCCTTTGTGACTTTATTCTTGATCCTGCTTCGCTCAGAGTTGAGATTCGTTACCATGTTGCGTACCACGTTTTCCTGTTTTTCAACTTCTTCGGGAATGTCGTTTACACTTTTTTTGATGTTGGTGTTAGTGAGGGCTGAGGCTGAAATTTCACCATTGTTGTTATTAAATAGGGGGTTGTTCACCATTTTTACATTGTTGTTGATTTTAAACGCGTTGTTAGACGCGTTCTCAAATACATTGTTTTGGTTGGGCTCAGCCGCACGCCCACCTTTCCTGATAGTCCTGGGGGCAGTGGTCTTGATGTTTGTTTTGAGTTCATTTGTGAGTTGACTAAGAATCTTGTTCGCTACAAAATCGATATCTTTCTTGTTGTTCGAAACATTTTTGGGTTGCGCACCACCCTTCCCGGCAGTCTTGCGGACACGAACATTGATAGTTGTTTTGAGATCCTTTGTGATTCGGTTAAGAATCTTATTCTCTACAAAATTGATATCATTCTTGTTGTTCGAAACATTTTTGATTTCGGATTTAACATCCTTCATAACTTCATTCATTATATCGTCGGCGATGTTCACCTTAGGGCGAGACACTCGCTTATTTATAGTTGGGGTGATGTCCTTCTTTAACAGTTGATTCATGATATCATTCGCAACGTCGGTACGAACCTTCGTAGCGTTCACTCGGTTCGCGGTGTTCACTCGGTTCGCGGTGTTCACTCGGTTCACGGTGTTCACTCGGTTCGCGGTGTTCACTCGGTTCGCGGTGTTCACTCGGTTCACGGTGTTCACTCGGTTCACAGAATTTTTGATATCCTTTTTCAATAACTGGTCGAGTATATCATCCGAGACACTTTTCAATATAGCATCATCACCCTTGTTTCGTAGTTGATGTCGGACGTCTTTATTGACTTCATTCATGATTTTGTTGGCTACATAGTTAACATCATTGTTAGTGTTTTTAGGTTTATTACCACCGGTTAGAGCGTTGAATATACTAGGTTGTTTGACATTCGCGTTGTTCTTTTTATTACCACCACCGGTTAGAGTGTTGAATATACTAGGTTGTTTGACATTCGCGTTGTTCTTTTTATTACCACCACCGGTTAGAGTGTTGAATATACTAGGTTGATTGTTGGTACCCACTCCAGTGTTAGCAGTAGCGGCTTGGTTGTTGGTACCCACTCCAGTGTTAGCAGTAGCGGTTTGGTTGTTGGTACCCACTCCAGTGTTAGCAGTAGCGGCTTGGTTGTTGGTACCCACTTCAGTGTTAGCAGTAGCATTGTTTTTCTTGCATCTACCCATCATTCGGTTCATCATTCCACACTTCTTAGAAGCAACACCTGCGGCTGCGGCGGCACCCGCAGCGGCACCCGCGGCGACACCGGCGTTTGCATTTTTCTTCTTAGACAACCAATTGAACATACCGGGTTTTTTGGGTGCATTGGGTCCAGCCACTGCAGGAGCATTCTGTTGGGTTTCCTCCTTCTTATTCAAAAATCCGGGCTTCTTCTTGAAAACGCCCCCAAGATTAGCTTTTTGTGAGGTATTCAAAAATCCGGGCTTCTTCTTGAAAACGCCCCCAAGATTAGCTTTTTGTGGAGGAGGACCCGCATCGGTACCAGTAGAAGTGGAAGTACTCGCATTCAAGAAAGCAGGTTTCTTCTTATTTTTAGTTGGGATGAATACCTGGTTAGAACTCGTTTGATTTCCGGAGTTGGTCTTAGAAGCAACAACCGACGGCTTGAACGAGAGTCGTTTTGGGAAAACTACAGTAGGGGGTCCACCGAAAATATTAGTTTGTAATTTCACACCCGGTTTATTACCGGAAGCGTTCACCGTCCCAGAATTTCTGTTCACTGCTGTGTTGTTGTAACGGTTCGCGTTCGCGTTCGTGTTCACTGCTGTGTTGTTGTAACGGTTCATGTTCGCGTTCGCGTTCACTGCTGTGTTGTTGTAACGGTTCGCGTTCGCGTTCGTGTTCACTGCTGTGTTGTTGTAACGGTTCGTGTTCGTGTTCGTGTTCGCGTTCACTGCTGTGTTGTTGTAACGG